TCAGGTGCTATATGGACTTTTCCCTCGACAGGAATTTACCATGTTATATTTAATGCGATGCTTTATGGTAATGGGGGAAGTGGAACTACTCAATTCCAAATATTAGCCACTGAAAATAATTCAAGTTATGGTTTGCAATCATCAGCACACGCTTCAGTAACTAATGGTACTTTTACGAGTGTTTGTCCTACAGCCCTTATTGATGTGACTAATGTAAGTAATGTTAAAGTGAAACTTAGAGCTACCAGTTCCAATAGTAATCAACTTGTTGGAAGTAATTCGGCTGTAAGTTTAACTTACGTTACCTTCATACGTTTAGGAGATACATAATGAGCACATTAAAAGTAGACGCAATAAGACACAATAGTGCAACGAGTGATGCAATCACAACAGCTGCAGATGGAACTTGCACTGCAAAATTAACTTCTGTAGGTGGAGGACAACTATCTCATCGCAATCTCTTAATTAACGGAGATTACAGAATATCCCAACGAGCCACCTCATCTACATCTAATGGATATCAAACGATGGATAGGTGGTATGTATATGCTGCTAATCATAGTGTTACAGTCACCACTGCTCAAGTGGCTATAACAAGTGGTAATGCTTATGATGATGGATTTAGAAAAGCTGCAAAAATATCTTTAAGTGGTGCAGGAACACTTGCAAATAATACAGAGATACTAATTTATCAAAAAATTGAAGCAACAAATTTAGCAAATAGTGGTTGGAATTATAAATCAGCATCAAGTAATATTACTCTTTCATTTTGGGTAAAATCAAGTACAGCACAAGCATTTGCAGCTCATATAAGAACTGAAGATGGCACAGCTTACCTATATTCTTTTACATATACAGTCGCACAAGCTAATGTTTGGCAAAAAATAACGAAAACTATTCCTGGTAATTCTAATATAACAATTAGTGATAATAATGGTTCTGGACTCAGAGTTTATGTGGGTGTGCCAGCGATAGGTTCTGATTATACATCAGGGACTGCCGATACTTGGCTAGTCAGTTCTTCATCAAATAAATTTCCCACAGTTCCAAACACTTGGTTGACTGCAGGATCTTCGACCTTTGAATTAACGGGAGTTCAGTTAGAAGTTGGAGACACAGCAACCTCGTTCGAGCACCGTAGCTTTGGTGAGGAACTCTCGTTGTGTTATCGCTACTATTACAAACTAGGTAAGTTGGATTATATTAGTCAACATATGTCTGCTGGAGAACAATATTGTATAGGTATGTCTGATAATGATGATGTTAACATATATGGAATGATAAATTTTCCAGTATTCATGAGAACTCCACCAACAGGGATAGATGCAACAAGTGCTGGTAATTATCGAGTTAGACGAGACACAACACAAACTTGCACTGGTGTTCCAACTTTTATTGATGCAGCACATCATTATTGTAGAGTCAATTTTCCTAAATCAAGTCATGGTTGGGGAACTGGACAAATGTTATGGTGTCAATCTGGTGGTTCAGGTAGTTACTTAGGATTTTCCGCAGAACTATAGCTTGACAAGTATCAAAAAATACTTTATAATAGAAAAGTCTTTAGCATCCTTGTAGATTTGGGACTAGAGATACTTCCCTGTGGTGGGGGAAGTGTGTTGGTGGTAACACAAAGGGAGGGTATCCTCCCTTTTTTATTTTTATAAATCATTATTTAAGGCTAACAACAAACATGAATTTCACTGTGTTTTCTAAGGATGGATGTTCATATTGCGAGAAGGTAAAAAAGGTATTAGAGTTGACAAGTAGTAAGTTTGTGGTGTATACTTTAGGTGAACACTTTGATGAAAAAGCATTTATTGAAGAATTTGGATATGATACTACATTCCCACAGGTTGTGTGTGATGGTAAAAAACTAGGAGGTACAGTTGAAACAGTTAAGTTCCTCAGAGAACAAAAAATCATCTCCGTCTGAGCTAAATAAATCAAACCTCGAAATAAATCGTGGTTTTGAATTTATCCTCAACGCAGGTAAAAAGAAACAAGTGAAACCATTTTCATTTGTTTTTGATAAGATATTTAATTTCTTCAATCGAGAGATTGGTATCTACTTTGAATTTTCTTTGTCGAAAAGAAAATAACATAACCCAAGGAGTATCATGGATATTCAAGTCCTGACCGCACTTGCCTTACCTATTTCAATAATGTTTTTCCTACTCGGAATACTTATAGGTTGGGTAGCAAGAGACTATATGATGAATTATCGAGAGATTCCTAGACCTCATCCTGAGATGTTTGACATCAACGGAAACTTAGTACCAGATGAAATTGTAGCATTTAGATTTGAAAACAATTATGACAACGACAGCGAAGAAGACGACGACTAAAAAAGATCCACTTGAACTTCCATTAAAACCATTTGCCTTTGAAGTATTTCACCTTGCATCAAAGCAAAGATCGAAAGCAAAGAAGGTTGAAGTATTAAAAAGATATGAAGACCCATCACTGAAAGCATTATTCATATGGAACTTTGATGAAACTGTTGTATCAGTTCTTCCACCAGGTGAAGTTCCTTACACTGGATATGATGAGCAAACATCAAATAGTGGTACTTTAACAACAAGAATTTCTCATGAAGTTCGTAAAATGCATGAGACAGGTTCTTTTTCAATTGGATCAGGTGATAAGCAAGGACACACTACAGTTCGTAGAGAGTTTAAAAACTTTTATCATTTTTTGAAAGGTGGTAATGATTCTTTGAATAATATTCGTCGTGAGACAATGTTTATTAATATACTTGAAGGATTACATCCATTAGAGGCAGAGATTATTGTACTTGTAAAAGATAAGAATCTTGAATCTAAATATAAAATTACAAAAGATATTGTATCAGAAGCATATTCAGATATTACATGGGGTGGTAGATCATGACAACTAAAACTAAAACAGAACCAAAAGAGAAGAAAGAATTGATCTGGACAAGTCAGGAAAAAGAAAATCATAAGAGTGAATATGGTTGCGAGATTATCGTAGAGAATGGAACTCTTGAACAAGTATCAGTAACAAATGCTCCGACTGATGCGTGTATCGTTACGTATGAATACAATGAGAAGGTCTGTCGTGACCTCACAAGAGGTGCAAGAGTGAAGTTGTTTGATATGTATTACGATAAGTTTAAAACTGGTCTGAAGATCATAGACTTTGGTAGAGGAACAATCAAACCTGCACTCTGGAAATATAATAATACACCAACCAAAACCAAAAAACGGAAGTAATTTCAAATATACCGCAAAAAAAACTCCCCAAAATTTTTCGTGTGTAGGGTTTTCCCGAAAAGAAAACCAATTATTTAGATTAAAATACGGTTAAAAATGGGTTAAATGTAAAGAAACCCTTAAAATGTAACACAAATTACAATCTGACTTGCATATATAGTATGAATGTGTTAGTATTAACACAACGTTCATCCAAATGTTAGAAGTTGCATTGCTATCTTCACTACTCACACAACATGTTCTTGGACATTGGACAATGACATGTCAAGAGTGGAACCAAAATCGGGCAGAGATTCTCAGTGATGATAATCACATACCTGATGCTAAAGAGTATCTTATAGATTACTTTTATAGCAAAGTAGAAGATAAGAATTGTAAACCTTACACATTAGGACGCAAGTAAGCCGACTCGGAACGGGTTCGTTCATCCTTATGTACCAAATTCTTCTTAGTCTAATAGTGATTGGAGCACCACTTGATTGTGAGACTGCTTCTGAACTAATAGATTCTGCAAGTAACAATCCTAATAAATCTGAGCAATTGGAAATAGTAAGGGTTGTGGTCGCACATACTGATCCAGTATGTTTTAAGGACGCAAAAGCCGACTGAAGGAACGGATGTAAAAAATCCAACTACTTTAGGAGCAAAACAATGGCACAAGTCACTTACAGAGGAGTACAGTACGATACTGAAGCTCGTCTACAAAACCAGAAAATCCAACAGCCTCAGCAAAAACAACTTGTTTACAGAGGTATTGAGGTTAAAGGAGGAAAGTAATGCTAGTAACTGCAGAAATCCTCGTAGCAAGCGTAGTTTTTCTGACGATCATCTACGCAGAGGCTAAATTCCTTTATTCAAGGTAAAGATCCATGTTGCATATGGGGTGGGAACCACCCGAAGTCCCAGATTTCGACCCAGAAATACATAACCCAGAAAAAGTTTTTGCTTTTCTGTGTTACCGTGGAATTCATTATGCAAAGTGGGTATACCTAGACATTTTCAATCACCAAGATTGGAAACTTAAAAATCCAAGAGAAGAGGGTTGACCTTTTCTCTTTTTTTGTGTACAATATATAAAAGTCTTATATTATGGAACGCACTAAATTGAAAGACCTTGTTCGCACTCTTGAATTAACACTTGACGCATTGAAAGCAGAAGTGTATTCAGATGTAGATTCTTACAAAAGTGAGCAATTAACTCCAGAACCACCACTTGACTATGATGAAATGTTTGATGATGGTTCTGATTGATGGCTAGGCAAAGGAAATTAATTAAATTACTAAAAAAGTTAATTAAGCAAGATTATCTATATACAGATGAAAAACTTAGAGAAATGAAACAAACTCTAAAACTTGCAGAAGAAGAGTTTGCAGAACTTGAAGCAAAAGAATCAAAGGGATTTAAATGAAAGTAGATCTTGTAAGCATCACACCTGATGCTGAAAAAACTATGGCTCATATTGCCAGAGTTTCTAATCCAGACAATCAAGATAATCCTAAGTATGCAGGATTACTAAAATATTGTATCAAGCATAATCATTGGTCTGTTTTTGAGCAGTCATCAATGACACTTGAGATTGAAACTACAAGGGCAATTGCAGCACAGATACTAAGACATCGTTCTTTCACATTTCAAGAGTTCTCTCAAAGATATGCTGAAAGTAATGCACTAGGTAAAATTGAATTACCTGATTTAAGAAAACAGGATTTAAAGAATCGTCAAAATTCAACTGACGACCTTGATCCTTTTGTTCAGCAAAAGTTAGAAGCACAGATGATAACTCTCTTTAGTTCTTGTCAGTCATTGTATAATCAGATGATTGAAGAAGGAGTTGCCAAAGAGTGTGCTAGAATGGTATTGCCTTTGTGTACACCAACAAGAATCTATATGACAGGTTCTTGTCGTTCTTGGATACATTATATAAATCTAAGATCTGCACATGGTACACAAAAAGAACATATGGATATTGCAGAGGACTGTCGTAAAGTATTCGTCAAAGAGTTCCCCTCAGTGTCAGAAGCCCTTGAATGGGTCTAAATAACTATACATTAATCAATTATTATGGCTACATATCCTGTTGTTAATACAAAAACTGGTGAGCAAAAAGAAATCGTGATGAGTATCACAAAATGGGATCAATGGACAAAAGACAATCCAGATTGGTCAAGAGATTATTCTGATCCATCCACCATGCCAGGTGTTGGAGAAGTTGGAGAATGGAAAAATAAACTTATTAGAAGAAAACCAGGTTGGAATGAAGTTTTAGAAAGAGTACAGAAATATCCAGGTGCTCAAAAACAAAAGATTGATTAATGGGAAGAAAACGAAGTAACGGAGATCAACCTATCGGAGTTGGGTTGACAGGAAAGCAAATGCGTAGAAAAAAACCAGTAAATTCTGAATATTTGGTGAATATTGAACCAATTACAGAAAATCAAAAAATTTTATTTAATTCTTACAATGAAGGTAAGAATATAATTTCTTATGGTGCAGCAGGTACAGGAAAAACTTTTGTTACCTTATATAATGCTTTGAAAAATGTTCTTGATGAAAGTACACCCTATGAAAAAATCTATATTGTTCGTTCATTAGTCGCAACTCGTGAGATTGGATTCTTGCCAGGTGATCATGAAGATAAATCTGACATATATCAGGTTCCTTACAAACATATGGTAAAATATATGTTTCAGATGTCATCTGATGCAGACTTTGAGATGCTTTATGGTAATCTGAAAGCACAGGACACAATTAAGTTTTGGAGTACCTCATTTTTGAGAGGAACAACACTTGATCGTTCAATTATTATCGTTGATGAATTTCAAAACTTGAATTTTCATGAATTAGATAGTATAATAACAAGAGTAGGTGAAGATAGTAAAATTTTCTTTTGTGGTGATGCATCTCAAACTGATTTGCAGAAAACTAATGAAAAAAATGGTATTGTTGACTTTATGAAGATAATTCGTTCTATGCCATCATTCGATGTAATTGAATTTGGTATTGATGATATAGTTCGTTCAGGAATTGTTAAAGAGTATCTTATTGCAAAATTAGAAATGGGTATGTAATGTTTGATCATGTTGATTTGGATCTACCTTCACTTAAACGTGAAACGGTAGACGGAGTTCGTTATTATTCAGTTCCCGATGAAGATGAACTAATTAAATTAGTTTCAATTACATCAATTACGAGTCATTACAATAAACAGATTTTTCTTGATTGGAGAAAAAGAGTTGGTAATGCAAAAGCAGATAAAATTACAAAGGCTGCTACGACTCGTGGAACGGATATGCATACTCTTACAGAGTATTATTTAAAGAACGAGGAACTGCCTAAAGTCCCTCCTATATCTGACTTTTTGTTTAAAATATCGAAGGGTAAATTGCAGAAAATCAGTAAAATACACACTTTAGAAGGTGCGCTATATAGTAGGCAATTAGGAATTGCAGGAACTGTTGATTGTATTGCAGAATACAACGATGAGTTAGCAATAATCGATTTTAAAACATCTAAAAAACCTAAACCACGAGAGTGGATTGAACACTATTTTGTTCAAGCAATGGCATACGGTTGTATGTTGTATGAGATGAAGGGAATATCAGTTAAAAAATTAGTCATTATTATGGCATGTGAAAACGGAGAATGCGTTGTTTATGAAGAATACGACAAATCAAAATACATCAAACTCCTTGGACAATACATTAGAAAGTTTGTTGGGGATAAATTGGAACTCTATGGAACCTAATAAAGAACTAGAAAAAGCTATTGCGAATAAGTTTGTAACTCCACAGAAGTTTGCACTCGATATCGAAAAGATTGTGGTAGATGAACAACTCAATTATATTGATGCGATCATACACTATTGCGAAATAAACAATATTGAGGTAGAATCAGTAACGAAACTTATATCAAAACCTTTGAAAGAAAGATTAAAGTGGGATGCAATTCGTCTTAACTTTATGAAAAAGACTTCGAGGGCAAAACTACCCTTATAATGAAAAAATCAGAGTTAATTCACTATAGATTACAAGCAATCATTCGTGAACATAATATGCCAGATTTACAATATCTTGGTGTAAGACCTGATAGTATTGGTATCAATCAACATTGGTACATGATAGGTGATAATGAGGTTCCATGTGACTCAATTACAGAATTAGACAGTGAAGAAGTTGAAGAGGAAAGTGACACCGTTTGAAACTTATCAAACTTATCTTTCTATGAAAAGTCATTTTACCAATGGTAAGTATGACTTCTTTAAATATGGTGGCAAATCCCGTGCCACAGTAACTGCTTTCAATCGAAGAAAAGACAAATACTGGTTTGAGAAAACTTCCCGTAAGTATTCTGATGGTCAGATTGTAGATTTTCTTCTTGCCAACTTTGTAACATCAACAAACCCAGAAAACTTATGGATTGGAGAAATTATAAATTCTGGCGAAAGAAATTACTCAGAGTGGATGAGAACACAACAGAGTTTAACTTACTTGTTCAGAGAACAATCAGAGAGATTGCTATCCGAGAACGACTTAAACGAAGTGTTCAACTGCTCCAAGGGACACCCAAAAATACTCAAGAAACACTTGGGTGGAGAACTAAACTTAGAAATCTTGGTAATCTACGAAAAGATCTTTTCTTTCGTAAAAAACCTTGACAAACAACTTGACGACCCAGTGTGGGAATCCGTAAAGATGAAGATTAATAAGTATAGTCCTTTCATAAATATTAATGTGTTTCAATATAAAAAATTATTAAAGGAGATTATTCGTAATGGCTCTTGACAATGCAACAGTGCTTGAAAATCTTAAATCTCAACTCAAAGAAGTATCGGGTCAATTAAACAATTTAAATGAAACCCGTGTTAAACTTCTAGGAGCAATTGATGTCCTCGAACAAATCGAGGAAAGTAAAGTTGAACCAGTACAACCCGAAGTTGTGGAGACAAAGAAAAAATGAGATTTTTTGAATCGGAAATAGTCCGTGAAGAATTATCTGAAATTAATAGATTACAAACTAGCATCTATGGAAAGATGTTTGGTTTTGGTTTTCTAAGTCCTACTGACCAAATGGAACATGTAGAAAAATTAGAATCTCTTTTAGAGAAACAAAAATGTATGTGGACTCGGTTATCTTTATCAGATGACCCAGAAGCAAAAGATATGAAAAATCAATTGCGTAAGTCCCTAGAAGGTATGGGTTTCCCAGAAGGAACTGATATGCCATCTATTTTTAATGCAATGGATGAAACCATTGGCAAACTCAAAAAGAGTGTTGACTAATTAATCTTTCTTTGTTATAATAAAAACAATCCCCCAATCAAATTATCCGAGGTAATCTTATGTCTTTTAAAGACTTAAAAAAACAATCTAAGCTTGGCTCTTTGACTGCAAAGTTAGTTAAAGAAGTTGAGAAAATGAATAATAACGGTGCGTCTGGTGACGAACGCACATGGAAGTTAGATGTAGATAAAAGTGGCAATGGATACGCTGTTATCCGTTTCCTACCTGCACCCGAAAATGAGGATCTACCCTTTGTAAAACTATACTCCCATGCCTTTCAAGGTCCTGGTGGTTGGTATATTGAAAACTCTCTGACATCACTTGGTCAGAAAGATCCTGTCTCTGAGTACAACACTCAACTCTGGAACAACGGAACCGATGCAGGAAAAGAAACAGCACGGAAACAAAAACGTAAACTTACTTATATGAGTAACATTTACGTTGTGAAAGATCCAACGAATCCTGAGAACGAAGGTAAGGTATTCTTATTCAAATATGGTAAAAAAATATTTGATAAACTTACTGCTGCAATGCAACCTGAGTTTGAAGATGAGGAAGCAATTGATCCGTTTGATTTCTGGCAAGGTGCTAACTTCAAGTTAAAGGCAAAAAACGTAGCAGGATACAGAAACTATGATAGTTCTGAGTTTGCTGCTGTAACTCCATTACTTGATGATGACGATGCACTTGAAGGTCTATGGAAGAAACAATACTCTCTCGCAGAGATTGTAGCTGCCGATCAGTTCAAGTCATATGAAGATCTTAAGAAGAGATTAGAATATGTTCTTGGAAGTAAGAGACCTGCTCAAGACCCAGATGTCTATGAGGAAGATAATGATCGTGGTTCTGCAGAAGAGTTAGTAACTGCTGCTGTATCCGCACCTCCAA